TCGCCTGAGCTCTGCACTATTACCTTGGGACGGTAGACAATAGGCACGTAAGGATTGCGTACCGTATACTGCCCTGCATTCCCTCCGTCCGAGTCTGCCTGTTTGATCACCGTTATTTCAGAGTGCAAACCTTGGCCACCAAAAGAAAGACTCATTTTATCCCCCATCAAACCACTTTCAAAGTGGGCAATGGGTTTCACGTTTGCTTTGGCCTTCGTAAACAACAGCCTTCCGCTTTCATCATGGCTAATCACAATGTCCCGCTGTGTGGCAAGCTCGGTGAGGTAGCTTTTGATAGATTGGCTTTCCTTGGCGGTGGTGGTTGCATACTTGATTTCCATTTTAGAGGAAACACTTGGATCTATCACCATTTGCAATTTGAATGGGGCCAATAGCTTTTGGGCAATCTCCCTTAAACAAAGGTTATCCGACTGTAGAGGGTAAAGCGAAGGAGGTATTTCACAATCTTCTAAAACGCCAGGCTTTGAATAACCGGCGAACTGTACCAGGTTCTTTACGCTGGTCCTGCTGAATCCCTCGGAGAGAATGTAACCGGTAAGCAGCTTCTTTCCATTGTGCTCTACAATGGCTTCATGAAAGTGGCTTACACAGGCAAGCTCCTTTTGTTCCGGATTGTTCTCATCAAAGTAAAAGGCAAAGGAGAACATGGAAGCAACAGAATCAAACTTTAACTCGAAAGAAAAATTGTTAAAGAACTTAATGTCCCTTACGTGTATACGATCATTGATTTTGAGATTCATTACACGTAATAGATAATTTTCCGTCCCTTCCTCAATTGCAAAAACTCGCTAATCCCAATCTTATTGTTATTGATCATTTTGCCCATGTTTACATCTGCTTGGTCCAATCCGTAGAAACGATGGGTGAGCAAAATAACGTTCGTATCTTCCTCGCAGTAGTACGTTCTTTCCTGCTTGGCTCCCATGGCAATAGTAAACAGCTTGGAAACCGTGAAGTTGATCAAATCGTTTAAAGCGGTGAGCGTAGCGGCATCCGGAATGAAGCTGTTCACGTCTCCGCCATCAGGCGTTTGCAGCGAATCCAGCATGGCCAAGAAAATAGGATAGGCACCTATCAATATTGGAGTGCCCGGAGTGGTAGACGTATCAATACCCACCAATAAATCAATAATGTCCAAAACGTCCGTCCTGTTCTGGTAATCATCTTCCAAGGGATTGGCCGCACCAAGTGCCATGGAAGAAATTAGGCCCGCACCGCACAACTCGTAAATCTTCTTGCTGGGTCGCATACTTGCACCCGCAGCGCTTTCATTCAATGCAAGGAACTGGCCACGCATCGTGCTTACCCTTGTCTTTACCCCTACCTTAAACAAAGCGGGGGCATTGATAAGCGATTGCACCATTCGCATGGCAAAGAGCGGGGCAGACGTTGCACGGAGCACGGCAGAATTAGCTGTGTTGAAGGCATTAAAATAACTCTCCGATTCTTCCGCCAAACGGGTAATCTTGGAGCCGTCCGTATAGTACTTTTTGTTATTGGCGGCCATTGTATTCTTATCCGCCGCACTAGGGATGGCATCAAAAGAAGCAATGGCCAAATCATCCGACTGCACCTTAACAAGGGCAATGTTTTCGATGGGATCCAATACCGTTTTGGGGTTGTCCTCCGTAATCGTTTCAATGACCGTCCCGGATATCTTGGTAACGTTGTATTCTGTATTGTCGATGTTCAAGCCTGTAGGCTGTACGGTAAGGCTTCCGTAAAAAGGGTGGGCAATTACCCATGGCCTACTATCTGCAGCGGCAGTTTCAAAAGCCTTTGAAACGTCTAAATGGTCATCTCCCTGAAAAAATAACTCCAATCCGTATTTGGTCCCACGCGGGCGACCTCTTGAAACGAGTGTGCCGGAGAGATTAGGAAAATCAAACTCGGCAACATTGTATTCTATCTTTTTGGTCGCACCGAGCCAAAGAGGATGAAAGCTGGAACCTTCCCCACAGGTAATAACAAAGTCCGTTCGTATCTTTTCTACCCAACTCATAGACGGTCAAGGCGTTTTTTCGCCTCTGCAATATAGAAATCCTCCATTTTCTTGGCTGATTCAATGGAAGATTTGCGCATGAAGTGGGTACGGGTGATTGCTACTTTACGATTTTGAATTACTTTGTAAAGAGCAGTAAGCTTGTATTTGCCATCAGAAGTGCGGTTAAGCGAGTTGATACGCCACAGTATTTTGTTGCCTCCCTTAAATCGCCTGTCCCCTAAAACAAAGCCTCCCGCACCTGCTTTGGCTACCGCATGGGCAAAACGTTGCTGTGGGCTTTTTCCGCTCATCTTAGTGGCATCTACTACGTTTCCGTCTATCTTGCCTGTCTTGCCTATTCGGAATGCGCTACGTACTGCCTTTCGCGTATTGTTGCCAACTCTGGCCAATGGAGTGGGGATAAGAGAGCGTCCTTTGATTGCTCCGCCTTCTTCCTGCTGTTCCAAATCTTTTACCGCATGGTTGGTACTTCCCTTCAAGCTCTGAGAGGTGAAACCTACAGTGGCTTTCATGGATCGTAGATCACGGCCAAACGCTTTTTCTACTTTGGAATTGGCTTTGAAGAAATTGGGTTGCCTCTTTTCGAATTGCTTGTTGACCCGTTCGGGCATTGTCTTGGGCTTGACATCAAACGCCGCTTGATTCAGTGCAAAGCGCACTGAATTGGGCATGGCGGTTTTGCTAAGCTTTTCGAGTTTGTTGGTAAATTTTACAACTGCATCGGTATTGATGTTAAATTCCATCCCATGAAGGGCTTAAAGAGAGCTTTAAATTAGGCATTCAAAAGGACTTGAAAATTATTAATGGAATATTTCGAAAGTATTTTTACTATCCAAGATGGATAGTAAATTATATAGCACATTGCGAATAATACATTTAAACCCACATTTTTGCCAAATAGAAAACTATATTTTTAGGCTCCGTTTATTCTACTATGATAATTTTATTCTCTACCCCCTTGTAATTTACAATTCTTTTTACCGACATTTGAAGTGCGAACGTATTCAATCTTCATGTGCCCTCTAACCACTAATTTAATTCATTCTCCACACGAGCCGGTAGCCCGGTATTACTTGCACAGTTATCCTTCGGATAATCGTATTGAGTCGTTCGCAGCGTGTGGGGATACCTTTTCAAATACAAGTCATGCGAACGACTCAAACAACCACTCACGACCAAGCGGGATGCTTGATCGTTGAAACGGCGGCACCGACACAGCCAACAATCAAAGAACGTATTGATAGGGCACTGTTTGACCTATGGAGTCAAGGGGCACCTAGTTTCATTGCAGATGTTCAATACATGTACCTTACCATGCTGGAATTTCAGACAGTAAGCCAAATGGACAGCATTGATCCTGGCTATCACTATGATTTGGCTGGACGCATGTTTTCTTTCTTTCAGATTATAACGACCCTGAACGAACTGCACGAAGAGCAAAGGGACATTAAGAAAGGAGGACCTAGCCATGAATAACCCGAAGCTACATATGTACAACGGGAACAATGTTGTTTCCGCTCGTGAGTTACATGCATTCCTTGAAATTGCTACCGACTTTACAGAGTGGTGCAAAAGAATGTTTGAATATGGTTTTGAAGAAAAGAGGGACTACGTTATTCTCCTCAAAAATGGGGAGAATAAAATTAGCAAATCAAACCCCATAAATTACGCCCTTACATTGGAATGCGCTAAGGAGATATCAATGATCCAGCGAACAGAAAAAGGCAAAATAGCCAGGCAGTATTTCCTTGATTGTGAAAAACAACTTAAGGAAAGAGAAAATGTTTCCTCCACGCTTCCAAAAACAAAAGAAGAACTTTGGGCCATGGCGCTTACTTCCCTGAACGAAGAAGTAGACAAGCAAAAGAGGCAATTGGAGCTAGCTAACCAAACCATTCAGCTAAATGCGCCTAAAGTGGAGTATGTGAACGAAGTCTTGCAGAGCCAAAGCACGCACAATACCAACTCGATAGCCAAAGAACTGGGCATGTCTGCCATAACCTTAAACAGGCTGCTAAAAGACAGAGGCATACAATACCACCAAGGCGGACGCTGGTTGCTGTATCAAAAATTCCAAGACAAAGGATACACCAAAACCAAAACGCACACCTTTGTAGATGGAGAAGGGAAAAGCAGAACCGAAGTATTGACCGTATGGACAGAAGCGGGTAGGGCTTTTATTCATAGTCTATTTAACAGGAATTTAGGGGAAAAACTTACATTAAATCCCCTTTCTCTTGGCTAATACGTTAAAATTGGAGTATTGATTAAAACTTAATACTCCAATTTTTTATGGCAACTATTTCTAAAAAACTTAATAACATTCTAAAATCAAAGTTTGGCTTATCCGAAAACGAAATTTCGAAATTAGATGAAGAAAAAGGCTGGGACATTGTAAACGCAGTAAACAAGCCAAAAAAAGAAACTAAAGTAGCAATATGCTTTACCGGATTTAATGATTTCGAAAAATCATATTTGGTTAATATGGCAAAGGAAAACAACATGCATCATGCACACAATGTTACTCAAAGTTGCGTTTTCTTGTGTTGCGGACCAGATCCTGGGAAGTTAAAATTAAAAGCGGCTAATGATACCGGAGTTATGATAATTACAAGAGACGAATTTAAAACATTAATTGAATCAGGTGATTTACAAAATGTAGTCGCCAAAGAAGTTGAAAAAAGAAACTACTCATTCGAATAACATGAAAAAACTAACTACAATATCTCTAATATTAATTTCCTTCTACGCCAGTGCCGTTAAATGGAATATGTACGGATCTTCGTTTTCGTACTATAAATTCAGAACAGAAGATCAAACAACTGTGACTTTCAATGATTCAGGTACAGTTGAGTTAGGTACTGAACAATTCTTAAAAGTGAAAGGTAGCGGCGGGTTTACATCTGGCGACTGGCTAACACTCACCATTCAGCACGTAAACGACAATGGTACACTTTCTGACAAAGACACACTGATTCATGTACAGTATGATCTTTATTATTCTTCCTTACCGTTCGAGCCAGACGGAACCAAAAAGATTGTTTTTACCCTTCCTGCTTCTTACAAGTCGGGTAAATTCTTGATCACTTGGGCTGGCTATACCACCGATAAAGTGTACGGTAGAATTGCAGAGAACACCACCAGCTTTGAAGACGAATATTTGGCCAATCCTGCCAATGTCAAAGAAACGATTTGGTATAATATAAACGGGATACAAATAGAGAACCCCAACAATTACGAAGGGGTTCTCATTAAAAAAAGGGTGTACCTAAACGGTACCGTGAAAAGTAGGAAAATTCTATTTTAAGCCAGTGGCCAACTACCCGAAATCTTCAAAATTATTGTATTGCCGATCACGACATTTCGATTTAGTATAAGTCCAGCCATAACCAAATTGTTGGCTGCGTCTGTTCGTGAAGAAATAACTCCTTGGTTATTTGTTCCCCCATTTACAAATACAACGCCGGTATCCCCCAACCTATCCAATGTTTCAGAGGTTTCAAACCCGGAGTTTATTGTAAAGCCAATTTCAAATAATGTATCAGTTCCATCAGTAAGAGGGCCGTCATCTACCACTGTCATTTCTAAATACAACTTGTAAAAAAGGGTACCCCCGTTTATCATAAAAGAAACCTTTGAGTTGGGCACCGACAATGTAAGGTCACCATCTGCATTAAAGGCGGAGAACAAAGAAGAAAAAGGACCCGCTGCCCATGGCCTGTGGTCAATAACTTTAAGAAGTGCCTCATACAACTGCCATCCATCCACCTCATTTTCTGGGAGCCCGTTTGGGGCAATAGCAGCCTCATCCATGAGCTTTTCAAAAAACTGATGCGCATCGCCATGCACCGCCGTATTTACAGGGGTGCCGTCATTGGACCCAGTATTGTCTTTCGTGCGTCCGTATGGATAAGTTGCATTTGGGGCAACAACATTGGTTTTACTAGCTAATGGTATCATTTTCTACACGTAATTAATGAATAAATAACCTATGGTTTGAACAGGCTTTAATTGTAGGACCAACTGCCTAAATTCAACCTCTCTGTTTGCTGGCACGTCAGCCACTTCACCGGAGTATTCCGCACCCACCTTTTCACCGCCAATAAAAAAGGTGCTCTTAAGATTGGCCCCCACATCAAAGCCCCTGTCTAACTCGGCATCAAGGTTATTTGCAATGATTTGATCAAAGTAAGAACCGTACTGACTGTCACCATACTGGAAATCCCCATATTGATTGCTTACGCCTGTACCACCCAACGAAAGCGGGTCTTTGGTATAGTACCCTCCCAATCCATCGTCAAAGCGGTTCTCGTAAACGAAAACGGCAAATCCAGCCTTTTTCAATTGCTCTTGCAAGAATAAGTAATGCCCTCTTGCTGCGTATTGTCCCGGATAATTCATTTTGCGGATAATAGCCGCTTTCCTGTCCTCTAAATCAACAGTCGTATCCGTGACCATCCCTAATCTTTTTTCCCATGCGCTCGCATCACCAGAAGTGAAATTGGCATTATCAGGAATGGCGCTGTCGAACGTGCTCAGTATATCGTTTAGCAATACCTCCTTCCGTATGGCAATGGCACGGTGCAGGCTTTCCCTATAGCCTTCCACCACCATTTTAAACGCCCTCCCTTTCGGGTACAGTTGGGCCACCAATGCCATCAGCTTATCAAGCATAAGTAATTGAATCTATAAAAGGGATATCCCCGTTTTCGAAAAGGAAGGTGCTCAATGAAACGCCATCCACCGTGAAAGAAACAGAATCAAACAGACCCGTAGGAACGGCACCTAAGATGATGGCGCTCAACTTGGCCACGTTGATTACGTTGTTTCTTTTTGATACCGGTTCTGCACCTGGCACGAAAGGGCGGATCTTGGCAATCTCAGTGGTCAATGCATCTTCAATCAGCGTTTCGATGTCAGTAGTTCTTCCAACAAAGTTGGTAATGGTGATATCCAGATTACGAAGGGTAACAGGCAAAGAGTGTACTTGAAAAACGCCCAACGGCCTGCGCCCTCTTTCCCAATCTGCTTTGGTGGTGTCTGGGTCCATTTCAATTACGGCGCTCACTTCATCCAGAATGGAGGTAGTAGGTACGCCGTTGTCAATATTGGCCTCTACGAACACATTAATTTCATTGGGGCTCCCGCTTTTGGCATATGGGTACACGCGCACCACGCCTGCGGCATCAGCGGCCCAAAGCCTATAATCTCCCGCACTTCCTCCTTGTGGCTCTAGCCTATAGGCGTCTAATGCCTTTTGGCGGTACTCTTCGGAAGTTTCAGCCGCAAGCGGTTCAATAGTGGCGGCACCATCCACAATGGCAATAGAATCAACATTGGCAATTGGGGCGGTGGCCGTTAGTTTGTCGTTAGCTAACAATCTACTACCTAAACCCGCTTCCAACGCCCTTACCGTAATAGTGTCGGTTGTAGCGGTCAATGTAAATGCATTGTCCAGAATAAAGAGCTTGCCTGGGCTAAGGCTGTCATCGTTGCTCTTGAATGTAACACTGGCTTGGATGGTCGCGCCAATTGTTCCCGTAACCGTCAAATTGTATTCTCCTGCTCGTGCCGCATTGGGCAACCTGCCCAACTTCACAAAACCAAAACGCTCCAATGTCCCGCCCATGGCCACAGGGTCTGCAGTATCTACAAATATGTTTTTCTGAACGCTCCCAAGAGTAAGATAAATAAGTTTGTCCTTGCCTGCAAGAACCGCAGCCAAGGCGCGCATGTAGTTCTTTCCAAACACGGGAATGGTTACCTGCATTTCAGCTTCAAAGGCTGCAATGTAGCCGTCGTACAATTGCTTTAAGGTGGGAATTACTACCATTTATTCTACGTAGAAATCATCATTAAAATCATCTAAAAAAAAATCGCCATCCTCCCGCCTTTTCAGGTTCACCACTTTCAAATAAGTGGTACCGTCCTTAAGCCTCACAAACAAGCGAAGGCGTACATGGTCTACGGTCACGATCGTAACCGTTACCTCATAACTGCCATAAGGAAGAAGCCATAGCAAATCCTTTTTGGCCGTCTCTTCCATGTCCGCACGTCCGGCACTGGTAATGGCCACAGTCTGCAGCTTCTTTTCCAAAAGGCTGTTGAACTGAATTCCTTGGTCATCAAACAAAAGGAGGTTGTTACCCCACCAGTCGTTAGCCTCTTCCCCTTCGTTCCGCTTTTGGGTAGGATAGCCAGGATTGCCGCCAAACCATGACAAATAGGGCATGCCCTCTATGCCTTCATAGGTAGCAATATCATTGCCGATCATTTGAAGATCGCCGCCGTTAAGTCCCTCAATTACAGCAAAGTCAAACATATCTTAGAACCATAAATAGCCGCCTGCTTTATTCCTACGCCCCGAAATACAACTAGATATATTGCCATGACTGGATTTTGTTTCCATAGCAGCTTCACGTCTTGAGGAGAAAACATTTAACAAAAATCCATCGACGGAAACCTGCATAATCTCCCTGCTCTTTTTATTGTCTTTGCCTTTTGGGAATTTCTTTCCCAATTCTTTGAAAGAATGTTTTACATTTTCACTTGAGGTCGCCCATTCAAGGTTTTCTAATCTATTATCATCCTTTTTGCCATTCTTGTGATTCACTTCCGGTTTACTGAAAGGATTATCTACAAACGTTTTTAACACCAATCTATGAACGGAAAAAGTTTCCCTTTTACCGTTTTGATATAGGTATGTCCTCAAGTACCCCTTTTTTGTAAGGCAGAGGGTTAGCATCTCTTCTTTTGTATTATAGATACCTCCATGATACAAAATCTTCTCTCTCGCTAATGACTTAATTCTGCCTAGTGAACTCACTTGATAGAACCCTTTATACCCTTCAATGTCTTTCCAGATTTCCATATTAATAGCCTGGCATAGTTGTGCCCAATTTTATCTTAACAAATGGATCCGAACTTTCAGCCGTGGTCCTTCCCGTAGGATCATTCACGTTCAAATTGACATTGGCGTTACTGTTCATGTTCATCATTTGGGCAACCATAGACTTTTGTTCCAATGCCTTAGGATTAACAGCAGGAGTAAGCGGATTGCCGCTTTCATCTGTTGTAACGTTTACCCCCATACCGGCTCTAAATGACTCAATGCTTTTCATAGCATCTGCCGCCCAATCAAATCCAGTTAAGTTGGAAATCACTTTAAGAACTTGTTGCAATGGCATTAAGATGGCATCGAGAATGGTTGCTCCAATAGCTTTTAATCCTGCCAAAATCCCACCTTCCGAAAAAGCCTTTTTTATCATTTCCCAATTTCTTCTAAAGGACTGTATCAATGATATAACTAATCCTAATGGGCCTAAGAATACCGCAAGAACGGCACCCCATTGATTCCAGTATTTTATCATTAACACAACGGCAGCAACTAAAGCTAGTACTCCTATTACAACCCAGGTAATTGGATTAGCTGCCATTGCTGCATTCCACAACCATTGTGCGGCAGTTATGGCTTTTGTCGCTACCAAGTCGGCGTTCTTTGCATAAATATTACCTTCGGTGTAAAAGAGAGATCTTTTAAGAAGTGCGTTATAAATCCCAAAAACAATATTGTACGCGATTAGAGCGACCTTACTTGCAAACAAGATTCCTTTTAACAAAACAAACATCCCTACGAAAGAAAGGCCAATGGTAACAATAGTGGCCATGTTTTGGGCCACAAATTTGAGCGCTCCTTTTAGAAAAGTTAATCCTACCCCAACATTTTCGTTAGACACCAAAAGGTTAACATAGGCAGCCGTAACACTAGCAATCGCCTTTGTGAGTGTGTCAGAATTTAACGCAGCTTGCTTTTCGGCAAAGCCTGTTTGGTTGACTGAATTTAACATGGCCTCGAAACCACCTGCATTGGTCAACACTGCAGTTGCGAGAGATGCATTTTCTTTTCCAAAAACGTGCATGATCGCATTGGCATCGCCTGCGATTTTTGACATTTCCTTAAGTCTGGTATTCAATGGAAGGGCTTTATTTGAAACCAAATCAAGGTTGACATGAAGTCTAGCCAAATCTTTTAGTGCCGCCTTATCCAGTATTTTGGCGCTGGACATGTTCAATAAAACGTTTCTCAATTTTACCCCCGCTTCCGCTCCTTTTTCAAAAGGAGAAACGAGCTCTACCAGGGCAATGCTTTCGTTTAACTTGGTTCCGGTATTCGCCGCGACCGTACCAAATTTGGCAAGTGCCTCCGTAGTTTGAACAATGGAAGAAGCACCGGCCACGTTACCAGCCGCAAGCATATCAACCGCTTTTGCTGCAAAGTCTGTGCTTAGCCCATATTGGTTAAGTGAGGTAGTTAGTGATTTGGTTGCCTCGTCTAGCTCCATTCTGGAAGCACTGGCAAGTACCATGGTCGCTTTGGTCATTTTCCCCAAGGCATCCGCGTTGTTCAACAACTCTGGCCGCTCTGATCCAATGACCTCAAAGGCTTTGGCAATATCTATGGCGCTCTTCCCCGTTTCTTTAGCTATCGCCTGTATCTGAACTTTGAACCCTGCAAATACCTGGTCCGTCACCCCCGTGACGGCCTGCAAACTCTTGAGGGCAGTTTCATACTCTTTGATAGCATCAAAAGAAAAATACACACCACCTACCAAGCTTCCTACAAGCGCGGCAGTACTGGCCATAGAAAGGAATTCCTTAGAAACACCAGAAAGAACGGGTGTCATTTTTCTGAACATCCTTTCGCTTCTACCAATCGCCCCCTCTGCTTTTTGTGCAAAGCCTTCCACGCTTTTACCCATGGTGCGGAGAGGACCGGTAAGCCTGTCAATGGCTATGAAAATGCTAGGTATGGTAAAACCTCCCATTACTTTT